ACCTCGACCCACAAATTTATACAGACTCCGATCCTGTGCAACGAGGGCGTAAATTGTACGACCGTAAGAACCACACAGATAAATGGAGCAAGGAGGTTAAAGCCTCCATAATTTTTGAATTAGACTTCGATGAATTACCTGAGCAGTTTAGACACTACATCACAGTGAAATCAGCTCGTATCTTTGCTAGTCGATTTTTAGGTAATAGAGAAATAGAAGGGTTTGCATTACGAGATGAGATTGAAGCAAAAGCTAGAGCTATTGAAAGCGACTCAGAAAACTCTGACAGAACTATCTTTGATAGCTACAGCGTCTTACGAGTATTAGATAGATAAAGCGATGCCTCTGTTAGTTAACAGTGTCCCTAACCTAGTGCAGGGAGTATCCCAACAACCCGATAGTCTTAGACATGCTGGTCAATGTGAAGAACAAGTTAATGCTTGGTCTACTGTTGTTGAAGGGTTAGTAAAGCGTCCGAATACAAACTTCGTAAGTAAAGTAAGTACAAGTGAAGGCAGCGGTTTATTCACCCACTTCGTAAAGAGAGATGAACAGAATAAGTATTGTGTAACGGTATCTCTCGGTGGTGTAGGTGTTATTGATTTAGACAGTGGTAATCATATACCAGTAGCTGTAACAGCTACCGCTAATAGTTATCTAAGCCTCGGTTCATCTGTCACCACTCCATTACAGGACCTACGAGCACTTACAGTAGCCGACTATACATTTCTTGTTAACAGGAAGAGAGTAGTACAGAAAGCGTCTGATGCGTATTCTAAAGTTCCAGAAGAAAAAGCACTAATCGTTGTAAAACTTGGCGATTACGAAAAGAACTACACGGTTTTTATAAACGATGAACAAGTAACTCATAGAAGCGTTGCTAATTTAAAGTACGACCACAATCCAGAATTAGATGATCCAGTAGAAGGTACTTACGAAAGTGGTCCAGCTCAATCAGGAAAAGGTTGGCATGCTGATACTAATATTATAGCTCACGATATAGCATTGATACTTGAGGATCATTTAACTAACACAGGTCAAATCGGTTCAGTTACTATAACTCACGGAGGTAATGGATGGTTAGACGGTGGTGATACTGGAACAAGTTCCGGAGAAGTCAATGAATCGTATACAGATAAAGCGGGTGGTTTTATTCCTATAATTAAGATTAGGAAAGTTACTAGAACTTATGAAAGAACTCTTGAATTAGAAGTTACCCAAGCATCAACAAACGCTTCTAAAGCTCTAATACTCCTTCAAGTTGAGGGAGGTGTTATAGTATCAGCAGAAATAAAAAACCCAGGCAGTTCATTTGATTCAAACACCGTAGCCAATCCGCTTACTTTAACATATATTCCAAAAGAAAGAATTAAAAAAGATGGTTCTTGGCGTGATTGGGAAACTAAAAACATAACAGATAATCCTGAATTTTTTGGTAGCAGTCAAAACATAACAGTAGGAGGTATACAATCATCAACAACTGATTTTACAGTGGATAGAGATGGCTCTGTTATTCAGATAACTAATACAGCTGGTAATGCTTTTGATGTTAGAGTAGAAGATGGCTTAGGTAATCAAGGATTGGGTGTAGTTCATAAAGAAGTTGGAAGCATTACTGACTTACCTGTTGAATGTTATAATAATTTCATAGTTAAAGTCGGAGGTGATCCTGAGATAAATCAAGATGATTACTATGTAAAATTTTTAACTAAGAATAGAAGAGATAACTTTGGGGAAGGTAGATGGATTGAAACTGTTGGTTGGTATTCCGATGATTCGGGTAGCGGTGTAAATGAACCTGTAGAAACTTTATTAGCTGATGGGTCAATGCCTGTTACTCTAATACCCTTTTTTAATTCATCTGGTATATCTAGCTTTAGATTGCAGACTCCCAATGAGCCTTTAGTTATTAGAAAAGGTTTTCTGAATTATTTTATTTTAAAGAAAACACATACATCACAAGCTTCAAACGAACCCCTGAGCGGGGCAGATTGGAGAGAGTATTGGCAGGTAGCTTCAACATTCAGCGAAGCACTTCAAGGTGCTTTAAATTGGGAGTCAGGCATACACTATTACGGAGCTTTAGATGGTGACAAGGGTGTCGGATGGGCAGGTAGACAAGCAGGTGACGATAACACGAATCCGTTTCCCTCTTTTGTGGGTCGTACGATCAACGATGTCTTCTTCTTTAAGAACAGGTTGGGGATACTTACAGATAGTCATGTTATCTTCTCCGAAGCAGATGAGTACTATAATTTTTTCCGTACTACTACTCAGCAGTTGTTAGATAGTGCACCAATAGATGTAGGACTTAGCCACACTAAAGTAGCACGGTTACAATACGCTAAAGCATTCCAAGAGAAGCTGATGTTGTTCGCTGATTCTAGCCAGTTTGTACTTAGAGGAGCAGATGTGTTATCACCTAAGACGGTATCTATATCACCAGTTAGTGAGTACGATACAACAGATAATGTTGAGCCGTTAGTACTAGGTAACTACATCTACTTTCCGTTTAATCGGGATAAGTATGTTGGTATGTACGAATACTATGTAGATAACAACACTGAGGTATTTGAAGCACAGGAAATAACAGAGCATGTACCTAAGTATATACCGTCAACTATCAGGATGATGGCAGGTTCTACTACTCAGAATGTAGTGCTTGTACAATCACAATCATCACCTGATCAAAGTTCTTTGTTTGTATATAAGTACTTCTGGAGTGGTAAGGAAAAGATACAAAGTGCGTGGCAGAAGTTTACTTTTGGCGGTATTATCAGAGGTTTTGATTTTGTAGATAGTACATTGTACTTATTCGTAAATCGTAACGGTGGTTTGTACTTAGAGAAGTTAACATTAGAAGAAGGATATGTAGATAAACGGGAAGGCTTAGGCGAGTATTTCGCTTGGGACGCTGATTATCCAATATTATTAGATTGTAATACATCTTACTTTGAGGGTATCACACATCAGTACGACGCTGTTAATAATGTTACTACTTTATCTAATATACCTTTTAATGTTGATGTAAGTACTATTGAAATTTGGAGTAAGTACGGTCGTAAGTATGACTTAACAGGAGCGAATCCTATAGCCACTATAGTAAATAATTCTACTATTAATATAGAAGGTCCTTTGTATGACTATGTTACTTACAACAGTACAATCTATAAATGTAATTTTAGCCATGACTCTGGTAGAAGAGATAGAGGAGCAGATTTAGCTTATCTTTATAAACCAGATGGTGCATTCGGTAGTGTTATCTGGTCTACATTAACGGGTGATGAAGCAACTAGAGTAACTACAGCAGCGGAGTGGCGAGAAGATGTATGGTATGAGGGATACGAAAACTTTGTTATAGGCTACTCGTACAATATGTTGTACAAGTTCTCCGATCAAACACTGAAACAACCTACTGAAAAAGGAGGACGCAGTGCATCTAATTACACCTACCAAACGCTTAGAACAGGCAGCTTGAATTATGGTGATACCGGATTCTTTCAAGTACAAGTAAAACCTAAACACAGAGATACTTACAACTATCCATTTAACTCTAACTTACTAGGAGAAGGATCACTGGTTAATAAGTTTACTCCACAAGATGGACACTTCAGATTCCCTATACAAGCACAACCTGGTCAAGTAGAGATAGAGATTACGAGTAATTCTGCCTTGCCTGTTAAGCTGTTAGGTGCAGAGTTTGAATCCATGATGATACCGAGAAGTAGAAGATATGGAGCTTAGAATAGATGAAGCACAACTTGATATGGATGCAGCTGATCTGTACGAAGACTTGCGGGAGGAAGATATGTTAGAGATACTCGGACTTATGCACCACCCTAGAGATGCTGTGTATATGTCGTACGCTACATCTAGTAAGTGCTACAGTGTAAAAGATAACAACAACTATCTATACTGCTCCTTTGGTGTGGCTCCTATCGAAGGAAGTAATATCGGAAGTGCTTGGTTATTAGGTACTAGAAGATTACCAAGTATTAAGAAGTTCTTCTTGCAGAACTCTAAGGAGCGTATGCAGGAGTTACTAGTAGGCTTTGATTACTTAACTAACTTTGTTATGCGTACTAACACACTGAGCATTAGATGGTTGGAGTGGCTAGGTGCTGAGTTTAACGATTGTCAGTACGAGAACTATCTGTCATTTATATTAGAGAGGAAGTAATTGTTATGTGTTTACCTTTGGCAGCAATTGGAGCAGGATTAGGCGTAGCAACAGCCGGAGCACAAGCTATTGGTGCTAGACAACAAGCACAGCTGCAATTTCAAGCAGCCAGTCAACAAGCAGCGATGCAAAGGCGTTATCAAGAACAAGCTGCTGCTGCGGAAAGACAAAGAGCACAACAAGAACAATCCTCGATGCGTATGCGTCAAGCACAGGAGCAAGAAGCAGTAGGACGGGAACTTGAACAAGTAAGTCGTAAATCACAAGCAGCACTTGCTAGAGCTAGAGTAGCAGCTGGAGAAGCTGGTGTAGCAGGTGCATCTGTTCAAGCGTTGATGGGTGACTATATGAGACAGGAGGCTGGGTACAGAGCTGCGTTATTAAGACAACAAGAGTTAGGTGCTATCGGTACTGGACTTGGTCTTGAACAAGCTGGACTCGCTTCCCAACAACGATTGATCGGTATTAGACAACCAATAGCACAACCAGCTAGACCTAGAGGACTTGGTATACAAGATGTATTGAGTGTGGCTAGTGGTGGTCTTAGAGGGTATACAACAGGCAGGTCTTTAGAAACTTAATTATATGGCTAAGGAACGAGTACAAGTACAAGGTCTAGGAGATGTTGCTCCTGGTATTACTCCAACTATTCAACGAGCTGGTCAGTACTCCGTTGCACAATTAAGAGCAGCCCCCGTCCAAGCACCCCGCAGTAAACTGTTAGACTTAGCAGAAGCGTTAGGCACAGGACAACAGTTATTACAACAATACGGACAAGCTGCTGAACAAGAAGCACAGATATTTGAAGAAGAGCTGGCACGGAAGAGTCCGGAAGAAGTACAAGCCATGCTCAAGCAAACAGAGGGAGAACTAGACAAACAAGTACGACGAGGTGCTATGGGTTGGTTGACTTCTCCGTTGAATCAGAAGAGGAAGTTAAGAGCGGTAGGGAAGTTGGCTAGTAGAGCTTTGATGGTGGATATAACCACAAGGTTAGAAAACCCACAAGTCGATGATCCGGAGGATGGTTTTGAGTTAGCTCGTATGTTGCAAGATGAATACATCAATAACAACCCTGCACTGGCTGGTTCTACATTTGCTCAAGAAGGACTACAGGAAGCTATCAATCCACAGGTACAACAACTTGTTATCAATTTTGAAAGAAAGAAAACAGCACTTGCTAAAAGAGAAAGCGGATTAGCTACGACTTCTGAGTTCTTTGATACTATAGAAGGTTTGTTAAAAACTGATGATTATAAAGAAGGAGATATATCGAGCGGGGTATACGCAAAGAAGTTTCAAGAAATATGGTCTAATACAAACGCTCACACACCAGACGAACAGCGTCAGATATTTAAAGCAACCCTACAGCAACTAGCTAAACAAGGAATGCGTAATGAAGCTGAAGAGCTTTTGATATACGCTAGAGGTAACTTGAAGTTTGGTAATGCTGCTATGTCTGAGGTCGAAGAGAATGAGTACGAAGAGTTCATAGAAAATGAATCAGAGAAAGCTCAGAACGACATTGAGAGAGAACAACAAGAATTAACAGACTCTTTAATAGCTGAAGCTTACAATGCACAAGTCGATATTAAAAGCGGTAAGCCTGGTGAGTTCAACGGTCAAAACTATAACACTGTAGCAGAGCTAGAGAAAGCTGTTAATGCTTACGGTGATGAAAGTTTTCTTGAAACAAACAAAGCTAGGCTGCGTAAGAGTTTCATGGCTGATGTTAATAGCTTTAGGAAACCGTCTGATCTTAGAAGAGATCGTGCGTTCTTTAATTTAAATAAGGACTTAGTAGAACCTGCTTTTGATACCCGTACATTAGTTGAGAGTTTAGGTAATGAATTGAGTAGTGAATTTACTAATGCTGTTGATATTATAGAGCAGAATACTCAAATAATATCTGACGGTTTATATAGTGTTTTAGATGACCTAAGAGATGAAGCGGATAGACTTTCATTAACAGTTGATGATCCGTTTGAGCTGCAAAATCAATTAAGACCTATAGCTAAGAAGTTAATAAAAGATAAAAGACAAGATATTAAAGATGAGTACAGAAGACTTGCTTCTGATAATAAAAAGGCAACTGATTTAATCACAACTACTGTATCAGATGCGGGTAATGAAAAAGTTATTGAGCCTAGTTTTTGGGAGGAGCTTCCGTTCTTCACTGATCCGAAACTAGAATATGTAAACAAAGTGGAGCAATTAAAGAATCTAGTAGGTGTTTCTTTTAATGACGCAGCTGATCCCTTGCAATCTCAGAAAGCACATAATGTAATATCTGGTTTAGATTTAGTACCTTTAGTAGAAATAGCGAACGGAAGAAGAAAGATAGTTAAAGACCCTGATAAAGGTTTCTCTGGTATAGATGTTCCTGTATCGAGAACTGCTGCATTTAGTCCTGCTATATTTAGAACTAATTTTAAATTAAAAGGTAGATACGCTAGTGTTAAAGAGAGAGATGAGATCAACTTACTACTAAGACAAGCTATGATCTTTAGGGGGGAATACATGAATGTAGAATCCTTAGAAAATAGCAGCTCACCTTTAGTTGGTAAGTTTGATCCTAATTTATTAAATGCTAAAATGATTCCTATATTAACCAAGCAAGAGATGGATGCGGGGTCTGATTCTGATATGGTTAAAAGGAAGGCAGCAGCTATCGGAAGAACAAGTGATATTAATGATTTCGTAGCTGAACAAAAACTGTTATATAAAAAATACAACACTAACAAAAAACCGTATCCTAATCCTCAATTTAAAACATCCGATAGACCTGCTGGTTATGTTAGTCAATTTGGTTTCTAATATTTAAAACATTGTTATGGACGAATTAGAAGAAGAACAAGTATTACCTACCGAAGAAGTAGCACCACAGGAAGAAGATCCAAGTGTATTTCTTGATGTAGTCCAAGCTCCATTCAGAGGTGTAGAGGGTGCTTTGCACGGTGCTTACAACCTAGCAGATATGGTTGCTTTTGATGTTCTTCCTGATTGGGATACCCGTTTCTTAGGTACTTCTAAAACTACAGCAGGTTCTCTTGTTGAAGGCATATCACAGTTCGCTACAGGATTCGTTCCGATTTTCGGAGCTGCTGGTAGAATAGGTGCGTTAGCTAAAGCGGGTACAGTTACTAGAGGTGTCGTTGCTGGGGCTGTTACAGACTTCGCTGCGTTTAAAGGACAAGAGGATAGGTTGTCTAATCTTATACAACAATTTCCAGAGCTACAGAATCCGGTAACAGAGTTCCTAGCACACGATGCAGATGAAACAGAAGTAGAGGGTAGACTGAAAAATGTACTTGAGGGTTTGATCCTAGAGGGTGCTATCGGTGGTACTGTCTCTATGTTTATGAAATCTTTACGAGCATTGAAGGCTGGTAAGAAAGTTAGAGACATCGATGGATTAGGACCAGATGAAGTTAATAAAGCTACATCTGAAGCGTTAGAAGGTGGTAAAGCTTTTGAAGACATTGCTGAGATGCCTGATTTCGACGATGGTGATAGCATATTTCTAAAACCTAAAGACGATGAAGAAGCTGCTAAATACACAGCTATTTGGGAAAAATCATTAGAGAAATCCCAAGGAGATTTAGACAACTGGATGCAGAAAGTCGAGAAAGGACAAGAACAACCTGGTGACCTTATGGAAGATATACTTAGATCAAGAGTGGAGCTTTTTGGTCAGAATATTGAAAAGGTTAAACAGAATTTAGAAGCTGAGAAAGCTAGGCAATCCTTCAAAGAACAACCCGAACTACAGGAAAGAATAGAAGAACTAGACGAAACCTTTGACGATTTAGACGAAGCTATAGCTACTAGACCTCCTCCATTCCAAACTTACGAAGATGCTGGGATGTTAGATATTATACCTAGAGGTGCTGAAGACATCACTGGCAGGTTAATGAATGAGCAGCCTGTAAAAGGAGCTAGTGCTCAAGATGTAAGAGATATTAGACAATTCATTAAGGTTATGGGTGTGCGTCTGTTTAGTGATGTAGCTCAACCTATGATTACTAATAAGATAGCAGCCGGAGGTCAGTTTGAGTTCGGGAGCAATCTATTAAAGATAAGGCAGTCTGTTGTAGAAGATGGAGACCTCAAAAGAGTTATGGTGCACGAGTTGTGGCATAGCCTTAGTCGTTACTTACCTAAAGAAGATTTAACTAAGTTAACAAAAGAGTTCCATAGAGAGCGTAACAGATACATACAAAGTTTCGGTATAGATATTGCGGACTTAGATAATCCTTTTGACCCTGGTCTAGTCCAGATACGAGAAATACCTGAAGAATTAAAAAAGTTTCTTAGAGGTAAGCGTGGTGATTTCAACTCCAAGAACTATAGATTTAAAGATATAGACGAATACTTTGCTGAAGAGATGACGGATGCTTGGTTCAAGAAGATGGACGAATCTGAATTAGCTCCTAGCGGTACATTCAAAAGATTAGTACAAGAGGTAGCTATATTGTTTAAAGATATGTTTGAGTCTTTGAAAGCCAAGATAGGAATCGATCAAAGGCAGAAGATATTCAATGACTTCCTTAAACAGCGTAATGTAAAAGTACAAAGACAGACATCTCTTAAAGGTTTTGAATCTACAGCAGAGATGCCTGAGTTTAAGGCTAAGTTAAAAACAGACCCAGAGTGGCAGCAGTGGACGGACGCTGTGTTAAAAGGGGAAAGTCCTACACTACCTAGATTAGAAGTACTTGGGGATATAGATTCAGCTCATAAGATTCTTACAGAGAAGTACAAACAAAACCCTGAGTTACTTAAAAAGTTTGATGAAGCACCTGCTGATTTCTTGGATGACGACTTAAACCAGTTGTTTGAGTTGGGTGCGAAGTCTATTCAAGATAGAAGACGCATACGGGTAGAGAGTGAGATATTCAAAGACTTGTTGAGAGGTTCTAATGAACGCTTGATGGAAGCTGTTAAGAAGTTTGAAGAAACTGAAAGTTTACAATCAGAAGCTGAGCTGAGAAAACAGTTAAGTGAGTTTGTTGAAATCTACGACTACTACCGTCAAATGGGTGCAGAGGATTCTAAGAACCTTGCAATGCGTAGACAGAAGAAACCTTTGGATCGAAAGATAGGTCTAGAAAACAGTGAACTACAAAACACAGCTCTTGTTAAAGAATTTTTAAACAATCAGTCAGGTGGTATGCCTCCTAAGAAAGCTGTGGAGCTTATTAAGGAAATGTACGATCCAAACAATCCAGAAGCTTCTATTCAGAAAATCTTAGGACTATCTAAGAAGATTCAAGGGAAGAGCTTGATGGATGTAACTACTGAGTTTTGGATTAATTCTCTACTTAGTGGTCCTAGAACACAAGCAGTCAACTTTTTGGGTAATGCTCTGACTCAGATATTAGGAACTGTTGAGATGGCTCTAGGTGGAGTGTTAAGCGGTAATATACCTTTAGTTAAAGCTGCGATCGCTTCATGGGCTGACTATGTATTATACAAAGAAGCTTTTTCTGCAGCATTCAAAACATTAGTTACAGGTAAAGAAGTGCTAGATGTAGGATCAAGAACATTAGAAACACCTAACCAAGCTATCGGAGATGTTATTGATTTAGGTAAAGGGTTAGAACAAGGTAAGAGCTTTAATCAAAAAACAATAGATGTCTTAGGTGGTGTTATAAACTTACCAGCTAGAGGTTTGTTAACAGGTGATGAGCTGTTTAAGCAGTTAGCATTCAGAAGAGCAGCTAGATTAAAAGCTGGTATGGAAGCTATAAATTTAGGTATTAAAGATTCTCAAGGTATAGCTAAGTATGTAAATGATAAGCTTAACAAAGTAGTAACAACAAGTGGACAAGTATTATCCCAAGAAGCTTTGATACGGGAAGGAGCTAAACAAGCTGACGACTTAGGATTAGTAGGCGTACAGTTTGCTAAACAAAGAGCTGACCACATCAAAAACTATGTAGATCAAAACTTCGATGAGGATGCTTCTGTGCTCGCTTCTTACGCTTTAGACGAAGCTAAGTACTTTACACACACTAGAGAGTTAGAAGAAGGTACACTAGGTAAATCAGTACAGAATTTTACTAAGCAGTGGGCAATGGGTAAATATGTTATGCCTTTTGTTAGGACTCCATCTAATCTATTAAGCTTTGCTTTTGAAAGGTCGCCATTGTCATGGGTATCATATAAAATACCAGGAACTGATAAAATGTTGAATGTACCGGGTTTACGGTCTGAAGCTGAAGCTTTAAGAAAAGGTTTTAATTCTGAAGACCCTGTTATTAGAGCTGCAACAAGAGGTAAGGTAGCTACAGCTTTTGGTACAATGGGTTTGTTTGTTGATATGGTATTTAATAATAATACCGGAGAAAAACCTGTTATTACTGGTGGTGGTCCTACTGATACTAGACAGCGTGACATACTTCAGGAAACTGGATGGAGACCCTACAGTATTTTATATAACGGTAAATACTACAGCTACCAAAGGTTAGACCCAATCGCTACATTGTTAGGCACTACAGCAGACATAAGTGAAATGCTGAAAGAAAACGACGAGGCTAACGAGGAAGGTATAGAACAGACATTTATGGCTATGGCTACTGCGTTATCTAGGAATGTAGCTAATAAGTCTTATCTTGCTGGTGTTCAATTATGGGCAGACGCATTCCAAGACCCTGAGCGTTTCGGTGATAGAGTGCTTAGAAACTACGCTGGTACTGTTATACCTAATGTATTTGCTCAAGCTCAAGATTACGACAAGCAAGCAATACGAGAAGTTAGGAGTGTTGCTGATGCTGTGCTTAGAAAAACACCGGGCGGTCGTGAAATGCTTGATCCTAAAAGAAATATACTAGGAGAAGAGAAGATTGTTGATTTTGGTACTTTTGGTTTCATCAATCCGATTATGAGTTCTGAAGCTAAGGAAGACCCTATACTCAGAGAGATGGCAGAATTACAGCACGGTTTCAGAATGCCTAGTCACAAGATGCTTGGAGGTAATGTAGACTTACTTGAGTATAAAAACGATAGAGGTCAGAGTGCTCACGACCGTAGGTTAGAATTATTACAAGATGTTAGAATAGGTGGAAGAACCCTAAGACAAACTCTAAGTAAATTAATTAATTCATCTAAGTATCAGAACTTAGCTAAATTCGACGCAGAGTTAGGAGTTGAAAGTCCTAGAGTAAAACAGATAACTAATGTACTAAATAAGTATAAAAGAGTAGCACAGCGTGATATGCTCAGAGAGTTTCCTGATGTTGCTTTGAAGATTAGGAACACTGAATTAGCACTGCGTTATAATAAACAAGGGGTCTCACGAGAAGATGTGCTTGAACTCCTAACTCAATAGTTAATAATATATTATCATGGCAAACACCTATGTAGACTACACTGGCGATGGGAACGAAACATCCTTTGCTTACACTTTCGAAGTTCTGTCCGGACGAGAACAAGACCACATCATAGTCGGAGTAGACGATTCCACAACAATAGGAGGAAAGTTTGAAGTAGTTGACTCTGCGGACTATACGATAGACGCATCAGCAGGTACAATCACTTTTGATACAGCTCCAGAATCAGGTGCTCGTATACGAATCAGAAGAAACAGTGACGCATCCACTCTGCTTGTTGACTTTAAGAACGGTACGGTACTACCAGAGAGAGATTTAGATTTAGCTTATTTACACAACTTATTCTTAAACGAAGAGATTGAAGAAGGTAGTGGTAAGAATACTTTAGTTAAAAACGAAGACGGTAATTACGATGCAGACGGTGTACGGCTTGTTAATCTAGCTGATCCTGAAGACCCACAAGATGCTGTTACTAAAGGATATGCAGACAATCGGTATGTAGATGTAGCAGGTGACACGATGACGGGTAGTCTGGCTATGTCCGACAATAACATCACTGGTGTTAACAGTGTACAAGGACTTGCTACTCCGACCTCCGATAACCACGCTGCTAACAAGAAGTATGTAGACGATGAGGTTGCTACTGAAGCTGCTGCTCGTATAGCTGGCGATGCGTTAAAAGTTACTAAAGCTGGTGACAGTATGTCCGGTAACTTGACCATGACTAGCCCTGCTAAAGTCATTCAGAATCAAGCACCTACAAGCGGAGACGATCTTACTAACAAGACTTATGTAGATGGTGTTGTTGCAACTGAAGCAAGTAATCGTGCAGCTGGCGACCTAGCCCTGACTAACTCAAAGGTATCTAGGAGCGGTGATACGATGAGCGGTAACCTTAATATGGCTACCAAAAAAGTCACAGGTTTAGGAGCACCAAGTGCGAGTACAGACGCAGCTACTAAAACTTATGTTGATAAGTTGATTTCAGAAGTTGATTTGAGTGTTGCCCCAAGCTTTACTAAGCTGACAGGTAATGGTACGACCACAGATTTCTCTTTAACTTTTAACACGAACGGAGTTGTATCAACTGCTATGTTAGTTACGATTGACGGAGCTGTACAAGACCCAGACGACTACTTAATACTTGGAGGGTCAGATGAGATACAGTTTACAACACCACCCCCAAACAACTCAGAGATATTGGTTATAGAACGGGGATTCCGTCCGAAGACTGACTTACCCACTGAATATGATTGGGGATTTGTAGCAGACACCACAGTAACAGCTTCCTACACATACGGACAAATATGAGCATTGCAGTACAAATAAGAAGAGGAACCAGTGCAGAGAACGCTGCGTTTACTGGTATCGCAGGAGAGTTAATCTATACAACGGATGACAAAAAGATT